CGTCAAGGTCCTGCTGTGCCTGCGACCGGCCATCAACCGCGCCAGGTGTGCCGCTATAGCTCAGGCTCCGCAGCACCGTCAGCTGACCCGAGCCCATCGTCACCGTGCTACCGGTCTTGGTGGCAACCGCCTGCCAGAACCACTGGCCTGCATCGAACGCCGTGCTCGTACCCGCGGCGATCGTAAACTCCCACCCAGTCCCATAGGCAGTGCCCACCACCGTCGCGCCTTCGCTTGCCGTGTTTGTCCTCAAGTAGTACGACAACGACCAGGAGCCGCTATTAATTGCATTGCCGAGGTTGTCAACGCCAGGGGCATCGCGCCACTGAATCGTGTCACCAGCTCGGAGAGAACTTGGAATGTTCACGGTTCGACTAACACCTTTCTATTGAGTCTACCCATGGAATGGGTCCATGCCTAGCCACACCCTGCCACACCTAGCCTAGCCCTTTCCGACCACGCCAAATGACGCCGCAACCATCCTTGTGAGGATGGCAGGGAAGCGTAAAGCCTCCGTGCCATCGTCTATGGCCCTTGCCACGCCAGGCCGAACCATCCCGTGCCGTGCCATGCCAAAGCTTGCCTGGCGGAGCACTGCCGTGCCCTGACTGCTCCCATAGAGAGCAGCAGGGAGGGTTGCCCCTCCGTGCTGCCGTCTGCAACCCGCGCCGTGCCGCGCCCAGCCGCGCCGTGCCAGACCCCGCCACGCCCTGCCGTAGACTGCCGAGCCTCACTGGGACTTACACCTTGCGGATGCCCAGAGCATCAACTCACCTGCGCTTCAAATCGGCCGTGCTTAGGTCGCCAATCCCCAAGCCCCACAAATTTGCCAGCATCAGATGCAATCTCTTCAATGTCCCGCAGGTTTAGCACGTCGGGATCGTACTGAGCGATTGCAGTGCAACTCCAGTTGCGGAACACAGGCCGCGTGCGCATCACCTTGGCCTGGCCTATTTTGACGCCAATGGTGTGAGTGAAATTGCCTGACTCAAACATCTCGGTCAATGTAGCGTCATTGATCGCTGCTGGCTTGCCGTCAAACTGCAGCGTAGCGTGCTGCGTGATGTACAAACCGCATTTGGCTTGCGGGCCACGCCTGCTTTTCTTTGCACCGGCAATCATTACGCTTTCAATCACGTAGTCAGGAATGACTAAATCATCGGCGGAACGATACAGTCCGGCCAACCACTCAAGCCGGGCTAGCTCATCATAGTCGGCGTCAGTTTTTTTTCGTTTGCCGCTAACGGCTTTCATCGCCTTCGCATAGGTATTTCGCGGATCGGCGGTCTGACCGTTGTGGCACAGCAATGGGCTCACGCCCTGCAAGCGTATCTCGATCTGTGGAAGATTGGACATTGCGTCGTGTCGTGATTGTGGTAGGTAGCAGTGATGGTGCGGCGACTGTGACGGCCTGCACTTGCTTTTTGGGATCGAGCTTGTAGCGTTGGCGGCGGACTGAATTGGTAATGCCGTCGTGACACTCAGCGCACAAAGTCAGAAGATCTGACAGCGCTTCGTTGCCAAATGACGGGTATCGGTAGTCCGGTGGTCCGGCATTGCAGTGATGCACCTGCAGAACAGGCCATCCAAGATCGGCTAGCTGCTGGCAAGTAATGCCGCAGCCTTGGCAAGTGTGATCGTCATGATTCAGCCGCGTGAGGCGCTTAGCGCGCCATTGGCTGGATTGGTAATAGGCCTCCGATTGCATTATGATCGAGCTCAGGCGTAGCCACTTGGCTGCCGCCTGCTGTCAAATCATACCACGATCAAACCATGGCGCAAGGTGTACGGGTCCAAGTGGTTCTCCCGCAGAGCATTGCAGACAAGCTCAAAGACCGTGCCAACGCCGACGGCCGCACCGTCTCAAGCCTGGCTGCCTACATGATCGAATCTGCTCTGGGCGCTACCAGTTGCTCACGAAGCCACTAGCAGCCCCTGAGGGAGGCTGCTGTTTCGATCCTAGCAACGCCGGCTTCTTCTTCTTGCCTGTTCCCTCCAGCCTTTTCTCCAGCTGATCCCAGATCGTTCGCCGGTCAAAGCGCTGATACATCAGGTTCAATCCCGCATAGGCATACACCAAACAGTCCAGCGCCTCGTTCCTCGCTGATGGTTTCTTCACCCATTCCCTCGTTGGGAACCCGCCGCGGTTGTACCGCAACACCTGCTTCTCTGCCGTCAGCTGCTCGAAGTATTCGCCCGTCGTGCCCATGTGGAAGTGCAAGAACCCAGCACCCTGCTCGTTGTGCTTCAGCCGCCCGAACAGCGTTGTCTTCACCGTGTCACCACCCACCGGATAGACCAGCGCGCCGCGCTTCAACGTCCGCCCCTGGTAGTTCACATCCACCTTGCTGCCCTTCCCGATCGGTGGCTTGCCACGTTGGCTCTGGCCCTTGATCGCCACCACACCCTGCCGGCCGCGCTCCCGGGCGTACTGGTACACCTCAGCCGTGAAGTGCCCGCCGCTGTCGATCGCCACCACGTCAGGCCGCATCGCCGGCCCCACCGCATGTGGCCATTCGCGCAGCACCACCTCGTCAAGCTGCTTCCATAACTCCTGCCGCGAGGGGTCGCCGTAGATCTCCTGGTGATCCAGCAGCCAGCCCTCCTCCTCGCGGCCCCATGCCCACACGCTGATAGCTAGCCGGTTGTCCTGCACGTCAACACCCACCGTTAACGCCAGCCCACCCTCAGGCACCATCGCCGCCTCGTAATGCTCGCACCGCTCCAGCAGGCCGTCGGCGCTTACCTTGCTGGCGAAGTCTTCCTCCCATGTCTCCGCCAGCCTGGTATTGACGAAGCTCTTCAGCATCGGCGCGTCCGTCTTCGCCCGCAGGAAGTCGTCCACCATGTCGGCCCAGCTCAGCCAGCCAAGTGGTGAGTACAACCCACTCAGCTGGAAGCCAGCCGTCTTGCCATTGCTCGGCGCGGTTGCGCGCCACTCTCCCCTGCGCAGCATCGCCGGCTTGTGGATCTCAGCGAACCGCTCATGGCATACCTCGCACTCATAGGCAGCCGTGCTCGGCTCGTTGTTCTCCCACTTCAGCTGCGGCCATTTCAACCACTGCATCACATTGCAGCAGGGGCACGGCACATAGAAACGCCGCTGGTCGCTTCGCTCAAACTCAGCCTCAATCCTGCTGAAGTCCTTCACCGTTGGCGTGCTCGTCAGCAGGATCTTGCGCCGCGCGAACGTCGTCGCACGCTTCTCCGCCAGGCTCACCGGGTCGCCCTCGCCGTCCACGTCGCTCGGGAATGCGTCGATCTCATCGCAGAAGATGTACCGGCATGGCGTAGACCGCAGACCCGTTGCGCTGTTGCTTCCAGTCAGCAGCATCATCCCGCCAGGGAAATCTTTTGCAAACATCGTGTTGCCACTGTCGCGGCTCCTGCTCGGTGCGATCTTCTCCGCCAGCACCGGCGTCTCCGTGATCAAGCTCTCCAGCCGCTGCTTGCTCAGCCGCTTTGCCATCTCAACCGTGGGCTGCACCAGCAGCATCGGCCCCGGTGCATGGTCGATCACATAGCCCAACCAGTTCGCGCCGGCCTCCGTCTTACCCGTCTGCGCGGCGAACATCATCACCACCCGCTGCACCGCGCTAGTGCTGCTCAAACAATCCATCGGCTCCCGCAGGTACGGCGTCCGGCTGGTGCGCCATGGCCCCGGCTCCGCGCTTGCCTTGCTGCTCAGCCGTCGATGCTTGTCCGCCCACTCGCTCACCGTCAGCGGTTGCTCCGGCCGCAACCCATCCATCAATGCCGTCCGCCAGGTGCTCATCGCTCCACCTCCGCCAACGCCAGCAGCGCGTCTCGGTGCTCATCACTCAGCAGCTGGTGAATCACAGCCGCGTCAGTCTCGCCCGCCAGCTGGTGGCTCAACCGATCCGCCAGGTTGCTCAATGCTTCGCGGATGCTGCGGCCAATTTGGAAAGCGTCCTTCTTTACCTCATCCGCTGGCACCAGCTCCCGCCGCTGCTGTGCCACCTGCAGCTTCGCCAGCTCCGCCTGGTAGTGCTCCCGCCGCGCTCTGCTTTCGTTCAGATCCGGGATCGCATCATCAGGCAGCGCCTCGATCACCCGCTTCAGCTCCACCGGCGTCCGCGGTGCCGCTCGCTCGATTGGATCCGCCTCGCTCACCATCGCCGCGTTGTTCCGCAACGTGTTCTTGCGCCACAACTCCAGCGCCATATCACGATCCAGCCATCGCTTGCCGTCCTTCTCCACCACAGCCGCAAGGATCCGGCTCTTAGTCGCATGAGTTACAGCCGCCTTGGTGCAACCCTTTATCGCTGCAAACTCGGAGAACGTGACCAGCAAAGTTAACTGACGGCTAGGCTTCGTTAACTTATGCTAAACCGCGCTTAACGGTCTAGGGGTGTTTCATATCAAGATCCGATGAGATCCATTGCGGCGCAAGGGTTTAGGGTGAGCCGGCGCTGACGCTAGCGGAAAACCGCGCGTGTGAATTACC